CAGTTTCACCTGTTGCTCCAGAAACTCCAGTATCACCAGTAGCACCAGTTGCTCCAGTTGACCCAGTTTCGCCAGTTGAACCAGTATCGCCAGAAAATCCAGTATCACCTGTAAATCCAGTATTACCTGTGGCACCAGAAACTCCAGTATCGCCAGTTGATCCAGTATCGCCAGTTGAACCAGTATGACCTGTAAATCCAGTATCACCTGTTGCTCCAGAAACTCCAGTATCGCCAGTTGAACCAGTATCACCTGAAAATCCAGTATCACCTGTAGCTCCAGAAACTCCAGTATCGCCAGTTGAACCAGTATCACCTGAAAATCCAGTATCACCTGTAGCTCCAGAAACTCCAGTATCGCCAGTTGATCCAGTATGTCCTGTAAATCCAGTTGCTCCAGTTGCACCAGTTGTTCCTGTATTTGTTGCACTACCAGGTAAACCAGTATCTCCTGTAGTTCCTTTAATATTATTTAAAAAATTCCAATCTGGTAATAATCCAATATTAATTCTACGAATTGAATTATTATTATAATCAGTTACATAAATATTATTTAATAAAGAAGTTATACCATAAGGTTCATCAAATCTTGCTAAATCCCTATTTCCATCAGCAAATCCATAAATATTACTTGTTATTTGAGATACAGTATTATTTGTATCTAATAAACGTATACAAGTATTTCCAGAATCAGTTACGTAAATATTATTACTAGAATCTACATTAACTCCTACTGGATAATTAAAAAGTGCATCACTAATATTTCCATTAATAAGACCAAAATTTCCTACAGTTCCTGCGTAAACACTTATAGTATTATTACTAATATCAATTTTACGAATTACGTGATTATCTGTATCTGCTGCATACATATAATTGTAAGCATCAAAAGCTAAACCTCTAAAATTATAAGTAGGATTTGATATTATAGTAGTAATATTATGAGAATTATCAATTTTAATAATATCTCTACCATCATTATTAGATACATAAATATTATTATCAATATCTACAGCTACACCATATGGACTATTAATAATATTTGAACTATCTACTAAAGTAGTTACATTTGCAAAAGAATCAATAATACGTAAACTATTATTAATATTATCTGAAACATACAAAATACCACTAGCATCTATAGATATACCATATGGTTTATTAAATCTTGCTTCCGTCCCCGCACCATCTACATTACCACTTTCAAAAGGTCCGCCACCTGCAAATGTAACTACATTTTGACTTGTATCCATTTTACGAATTACATTATTTATATTATCAACAATAAATAATTCATCACTATTATTAAAAACTAAATCAGTTGGTCTATTAAAATAAGCATCATTACCACTACCATCTTGATATGCCGCATTATTTGGACCTCCTCCTGCTGGAGTAGTTACAGTTATACTTCCTTGATTATATTTATATAAATCAGAAGTAATTGTATTAATAAATAAATCATTATTCATTGGATTAATCACATAATAAGGTGATATAGTATCAGTATAAATTTGTGATCCTCTTTTTCCCTCTGCTCCAGTATCACCTGTCATACTGGTTGATCCTCCACCAAAATCTGATGCAGATAAATATGGATTTCCTACTGAAATTATTGCAAGTTGAAATTGTGCTGTTTCAGACATTTTTAAAGCAATCCAATCTCTAGCTTCACTACGTGGAGTCCAACTATTACCAAAATCATCTGATCCATAAATATAACCACCATTTTCAACAGCAGTTTGATATTGCCCTGTACCAGATACAGCAACACTAATCCATTTTCTTTGTTCATCTTTGGGCAACCAACTCCAACCTGTATCAGAAGAAACATAAATATAATCATCCTCAGCTACAAGAGTTTGATATTGGCCAGATAAAGATATACCTATATCAGAAAGTAATTGAGTTGGGATAAATATTGCTGGTATCCAATCTTTACCATAAGTAAAACTATAATATGTTAAATTATTTGTTGTTACAGCAAATTGCCATTTTGTATCTGGTGACAAAACTACTTTAGACCAATTATTTGGTTCAATTGTAAATAATTTAGACCAATAAGTAAGATTAGTATTTATATAATAAATATATCCTTCACTAGGACAAACATATATAGTCAAACCATCTCTTGACATTGTTATACTTACCCAATTTCCTATAGAAATATCTTCTTTTTTCCAAGATATACCATAATTATTTGATGAAAAAACAATTCCACCATAAATCGATGCTACTTGTTTTGAACCATCAAAAGACATAGCAACACTACTCCAGTTATATACTATATTTATTATTGTCCAAGTTGATCCATAATCATTTGATATATAAATAGGACCATTTTTTGCAATAATAGTTTGATATTGTCCTGTTCCTGATATAGCAATGTCAGCCCAAGTATTTGAAATTCCGATAGGTTTCCATTCTGTACAAATATGTTTTGATGTACTACTCAAATAACTAGTATTTACTACATTTATACTCATTAATTAGTTATAGAAATTTTTTATAGAATAATTTTATATTATAAACAAAAAATTATTTTAGATCAGAATAAAAAAATAAAACACAAGTTGTAACTAGAGTACATAATATTGTCCCCCAAATAGTATCTAATATTGCACCTTTAACACTATATTTAGCAATAGTTGCTAAATTAGTAAAATCATAAACACCATAAACAATTAATCCAAATAATGCTCCATTTAAAATACTTTTTGGTTTAATAGCAAAATAATAAAGACCATATGCTAATAATACATAAGTAATAATTGCACTTGTAGCAATTATAATAGTATCAACTTTTAAACCATTATTAATATTATCAAGTTGATTTTGGTACATATCTTTATTTATTATTGTTAACATAGGTATATCTAAAATTAAAAAAACAACTAAAGTTATAAAAACTTTTATAAATTCCATATATATATATTATATAATATAATATATTTTTTATAAATTAATCACTATCCGTATCACTTTCCTTTTTATCAATTGTGAATTTTTTAATACCTTTTTTAATTGATTCTGATGATTCATCTTCAGAAGAAGAAGAAGACTCTTCTGAAGAAGAATTATCATCTTTAGGAGATATAACTACTTTTGTAATTTCTTTCTTTAAATTAGATGGTGCTTCTAGAGGATTTACTATATTTTCATCATCATTACCTTGAATTTTCTTCAATAACTTACTCAATTGTGTAAGTATAGTATTTCTTTTTTCTTCCAAAACAGAAATTTCCTTTTTAAAATTTGACAAAGAATAATTAACAGTTTCCCACTCCTTAAATGTTTTATTGTATTCAGTTTCTAGTTGAGACATATCAATTTTTACTACTTTTACAACTTCAGTTGGTTTAATAGCTTTTCCTTTCTTTACAACTTCAGTATTTTCTTTTGGTTCAGGAATTGGATCAACTTTAATTTCCTGTTTACCCTTCTTTTTTACTACTTTTTGAACTACTTCAGGTACAGGTTTAAGCTCAGGCTCGGGTTCAGGTTGTGGTTCAGGTTCAGGTTCAGGTTTAGGTTCAGGTTGTGGTTCTGGTTTAGGTTTGGATTTAGGTTCAGTCTTACCCTTTTTTTTAAGATCTGGTTTTGCAGGTTTAGTTAATTCTTCTTTTGTTACTTGTTTCTTTGGAGGCATTAAGATTAATATATTTTAAATTAATAGGTTAAAAATACAATTTTTTTGGAATGTATTTAAATAATAAACTTTATAATTTATTAATGAAAAGATATTTAACTTTTGACGATGTAGGAATCATACCAAAATTTAATAAAATTGCCTCCCGATTACAAACAAATATTTCTACTATAGTTCATAATAAAATGTATAATTATCCCCTTGTTCCTGCAAATATGGATACAGTTATTTCTAAATCTATGTTAGATAAAATCACTAAATTAAATGGTATGGCAATCTATCATCGTTTTTGTGATATAGATGAAAAAATTCAGTTAACCAAGCAATATCCCCAAATGTATATGTCAGTTGGGATTAGTGAAGAAGAGAAGAAAACTATAGATATTTTATTATTAAAAGGAGTTAAAAACTATTGTATTGATGTAGCTCACGGGCATTCTGAACAAGTTGGTGATATTGTTAAATATATTAGAGCAAATTGTCAAAATGCTTCTATTATAGCTGGTAATATTTGTACTAGAGAAGGGTATAGGTATTTGGTAGAATGTGGAGCTGATGTAATTAAGGCTGGTGTAGGAGCTGGTGGATGTTGTGTGACACGTATGAAAACTGGTTTCGGAATTCCTCAATTTTCTGCCATCGTAGAATGTAATAAAGAAAAGATAGAACTAGAAAAAGAAGGAAAACAATCTTGGTTAATTGCAGATGGTGGTATTAAAAATCCTAGAGATGTTGCATTATCAATTGGAGCAGGTGCTGATATGGTTATGATGGGAAGTATTTTTGCAAAAACATTTGATAGCGCGGGGAAAAAATATATTAAGAATAATAATTCTTATGAATTAATTGATTTAGATAAAGAAGTACCTGAAGGAAAAATTTATTCACATTATAGAGGTCAAGCATCTCATAATTTTATGAAATCATATTATGGAGATAAAAAAAATAGGGTTGCAGAAGGGGTTGATTTTTATACAGAATGTATTGGTCCTGTAGAAGTTGTTATTGATGAATATTCTGGTAGTTTACGTTCTTCATTAACTTATTGTGGGGCGGAAAATTTAAAAACATTTAAAAATAATATAGAATTTTTTGAGTCAACATCTAGTTATATGCCTGAAAGTAATTATAGAAATATATAAATTATTTTATAAGTTATAATATATATTATGTTCAATTCATTAGCTAATTCTTATAGAGAAGGCGATAGAGTAACTTTAAATGGAGTAAACGGAACAGTAAGAAATCTCGGATTATTAACTGCTAGTGTAGCTTTAGACAATGGCGAATTTGGTATTTTATCTTTAAATGGTGGAAATTCTCAAATTGGTGGTTCATCTGCTGCACCTGTTGCACCTGTTGCACCTGTTGCACCTGTTGCATCTGATGCTGCTGCTGCTGTTGCTAGAGCTCGTGCTGCAGGTGCCGGTGCTGGAGTTGGAGCTGCTGCTGTTAGAGATTCTGACATACCACTTGGTATCAAATTACCTAATGGTTTTCAATTAACTCCTAGACCCAAAAGAACTGGTGGTTACAATTTAGATATGGGAGCCAGACCTGATCCTGCATCTGTTCAAGTATTACCTGAACTTACTAGAAGAACCCAAGATAGTGTAAATATTTTTGATGTATTAAAACCCAGACCTACTATTGCCACTAGAGGTAATTTAATTCTATAAAAAAATGAAATTATTATTAATTATATAAATAATTAATAATAATAAAAATGGATTGGACTGTTAGAGCCAAAAAAATTTTACAAAAGTATTGGGGATTTTCTACTCTCAAAGAAAAACAAATTGAAGTAATTAATGAATTATTGTTAGGTAATGATGTTATCGGTTTATTACCAACTGGTTATGGTAAATCAATGTGTTATTTGCTTCCTCCTTTATTAACTAAAAAAGCTATCATAATTATTTCTCCTTTAATTTCATTAATGGATGATCAAAAGGATAAATTATTAAAAATGAATATTGGTGTATCTGCTTTACACGGAAATAATAAACGAAAGGATCAAGAATTATTTGAAATTATTGATGGTCAAATAAAAATTATTTATATGTCTCCAGAATACTTAATTAAAGGTGATGGATTAGAATTAGTAAATTCAATGATTGAAGCTAAAATATTAGGATATTTAGCTGTTGATGAAGCACATTGTATTAGTGTTTGGGGTCATGACTTTCGCCCTGAATACTTAAAAATAAGCACCTTTCGTGAATTATATCCAGAAATTCCTATTTTAGCTGTTACTGCTACTGCGACTAAATTAGTTGAAGAAGAAATAGCTACTAGTTTACTTTTGAAAAAACCTGCTATAATTAGAGCTAACTTTGATAGACCTAATTTATTTTTAAAGTGTTTAGAATATAAGAAAGAAATAAAAGAAAAAACTAAAACTAAAAAGAAAAAGAATCTTGATATTCCTGAAGAAAAGGTAGCTGATATCAAAGATGAAATAAATATGGATTTATTACAGCCTTATTTTGAAAAATATAAAAATGATAAAATTATTATTTACACAAATTCTAGACATTTAAGCTTGGATCTATCAAATGAGATTAATAAAGTTTATGGAAGGATTTCAGAAGCTTATCACGCTGGATTATCAAAAGGAATGAGAGAGAAAATCCAAACAAAGTTTACTGAAGGAGAAATTAAAATTATGGTCTCCACTATTGCTTTTGGAATGGGTGTCGATTTGATTATACGTTTAGTAATTATTATAGGTGCATCATCTTCTATAGAAGAATATTGGCAACAAATTGGCAGAGCAGGAAGAGATAATTTAGATGCAGAAACAATAGTATTTTTTCAATTTAGGTCATTAATAATAGCAGAATCACAATTAAAAGATATTAAGAACCCTTTTGTTAAAAAAGCTAGAGAAGATAATATTAAATCTATGAAAAGATATTTTTATCTTAGTACTTGTCGAAGAAAATTTGTATTAAATCATTTCAATCAACCTCCAAAATTTTTTACTTGTAATAAATGTGATAATTGTTGTGAAAAAGAACTAACTGATATTACTCCTATAGTTTGGTCAATTTATTTTCCATCTGCTAAACAATTAGATACATCTCATTTAAATAAACACGAAATTGAATTTATTAAAAAATCATTGAAGAATCCAAAATTAAATAAAATAAATAATGTTTTTTGTGAAATGGATTTAGTAAATTGGAAGAATTATATAATTAAGAAAAAGTATACCTATAATGATCTACCTGATAATCTTAAGGTAAGAATATATTTCAAAGATATTTATGACGAATATATGGCAAATCAATATGAAAGAAGCGAAGATGTTTTTGATAAATATTCAAATATGCTAAAAGATATTAAAATATGATTTTTCTTTATATACCAAAATACTAATATAAAATGATTTAAAAATTATTTTATATAATATAGTAAGTAAAAATGTTCCCTTTAATGCTATCATTCTAATCTAAAAGTTAATAATAATATTAGCGAATAGGACGAATGATAAAACATACTGAGGAAAAAATTAACAACTTTCGGTTTATTAATATAGTAATAGTTACGATTAATAGATAATTACTTAGATTAACCACATTAATCTTTGGTTGTTTCTTAATTTATATTTTAAGAAATGTTAAAATTATTAATTAATTTATTATGTTCCCTTGAGGAAAAAAATTGAAAGTAATATATATTGATTTTCACACTATATATTATTGTATATTTACCTTACTTAAATATCAATTATGCTTCCTTTTATA